CGGAACTAACGCGGAGAAAATCGATCCTGGTACAACTTTTCTAGCAGGTACGTGGATATATGGTAGATACAACACAGTGCAGCTAGGCGCTGGAAGTATATTTTTATACTTTAGCGAGGAGTAAAAATTAACAAATTAAATTAAATTAAATTATGGCAAAAGAAAAAATGGTTGACCTTAAACCTAAGGTTGACAAAATATCTAATGAACACTTAAAAGAGTTACAAGATATATTAAACATGACAAATAATATCCAATTTAAAATTGGACAATTAGAAGGGCAAAAACATACTTTACTTCACGAGTTAGGATTAACTCAAAAGAAAATTATAGATATGCAAGACAAGCTTTCTAAAGAATATGGTACTTTTGATATTAATGTTACTGATGGTACTATTAATAAAAAAGAAGATGAAAAATAATATTATTAGAAAAATTACCATAGGTAAAGACTATAAGAATGACGCCATGCATTACGCTGTTGATCAAGAAGTTTATGGTGGTCATAAAATTTGTGATATAGTAGAAGAAGAAGATAAATATTCTATTTATATTAGAAAAGAACAAGTGGTAATACCATGGAAAGATTTTAATAAGAATATGGCTATATCAGTCGAGTACAACTTAGAATATTAAATGAATGCTTACAAAGATTATATTATCAGCCCTATTGGTGATCGCTACAATAACAGTGTACGAGTCGATGACAAAGAACTAATAGTTAATACAGAATTATCTAATCACCAATATATAAACAGATTAGCAAAAGTTATCGCTACTCCATTATTATTTCAATCACCTATTAAAGTAGGTGATGAAGTAATAGTGCATCATAACGTATTTAGAAGGTGGTATGATATGAAAGGTAGGGAAAGAAATAGTAGATCGTATTGGAAAGAAGACAAATATATAATATCAGAAGATCAAATATATTTATATAACAACAAAGCGATGCCAGATTATAGCTTTATAAAGCCGTTAAAATCTACAAATAAGTTTAGTCAAGAAGATGAAAACCCTTTGATAGGTGTTGTTAAATACTCTGATGGAACATTTAGTAGTAATGAGCTAGTTGGATTTAGACCAAACATGGAATATGAATTTATTATAAACGGAGAAAGATTATATAGAATAATGAATAAATTTATTACAATTAAATATGAATACCAAGGAAACGAAGAAGAATATAATCCAAGCTGGGCAAAAGGCAGTTGAAGAATTAATTAAAGTTGCTAAAGAACCTATAGTAGATAGTGATGATGATATATCAGCTGATAGATTAAAAAATGCAGCCGCTACAAAGAAGCTAGCTATATTTGATGCTTTTGAAATACTTAACCGTATAAACGAAGAAGAAAACATGCTTGAAGGTAAAGTTGAAGAAAAAAAAGAAGTTAAGTTTAAAGGTTTTGCAGAAGGTAGGTCAAAATGAAGTACGAACAAAGCTTATATAAAATAGTAGAGCCAATAAGGCAAACCACTATTAAAAGATTAAATAAAGGTAAAAAGTGGAAGTACGGTTACAATAAAGAATGTGATATAATATCTATATCTAAAACAGGCATGATTGGTGATGTTATAGAAATACAAGGTTTACAAATAGCATTGCCTAAACAACCTAAAGAAATATATAGCTGTAGTAAAGAAAAAACAGAGCAAAAATGGAAACAGTTTCCAGCTAACACAGCTTTTAAAAAAATTAAAACTGTATTTGACTGGCAAGATTATCCAGATGATTTTAAACAAGATCATTACGAATATATAGACGAAGAGTTTAAAAGAAGAGAAGAGGGGTTTTGGTTTATGAATAACGGTAAACCAACTTATATTACAGGAACACACTATATGTATTTACAGTGGAGTAAGATAGATGTAGGTGCTCCAGATTATAGAGAAGCAAATAGATTATTTTTTATATTTTGGGAAGCTTGCAAGGCAGATAATAGAAGCTACGGAATGTGTTATTTAAAAAATAGACGTTCTGGTTTTTCATTTATGAGTTCAGCTGAAACAGTTAACTTAGCGACACTTGCTAGTGATAGTAGATTTGGTATACTATCAAAAACTGGAGCTGATGCAAAAAAAATGTTTACAGATAAAGT